GCTAGAACTTCATATAAGTTTTCGGCCATGTCCCATGTGCCTTCAGCTCTTTCTAATTTTGCAATGACAGTATTCACACCATCGGTTAATACTTTCATATCTCTTTGTATGTTTACAAGATCAACTGTTTTAATTTTTTCTATCTCGGCTCTATTCCCGTTTATAGTATCTGTTAAATTAACAATATACTTAACACCAGTAAAAGTTCCGACCAAAACCGAAGCTACGACCGGAACCATTACAATATTTTTTTTTAATAAAGCTGCTAAATTCATTACTTAACTATTAATGCTATGACCAAAACTACGAACACAATAGATTCAATCTTGTGGTTCGCCCAGTAATGGCTTGCTTTTGTTTTTATTTTATCAATCATTTTTTTTATCCTCAATGTTATAAAACATTCTATCTGAATCTTCAGTAACCCAGTCTCCATCTTCAGCGTCCCAGTAAGTATTTTGCACCTTATAATCAGGCCAATCATTATCTGTGGTGTAGCTGTTAACGTGCCAAATTATTCTATTGTTTGGCTGAGCTGCATAATTGCCATTTTTTAGGGCCATTATGTGTGCACACTTGTGCTCTTGAGGAATCTCAGAATGTTCCGTGTCTAATATGTTAACATCTGGGTGGGCCCAGTCAATAGTAAAAAGATATTTGCCGTGGTAAAATTTTTTGTCTCTTCCTAAATATTTTCCATTTATACCATCCAACCAATCAAAGCAAGTAACAGCAGGATGATAACTAAAACTGTTCCACAACTCAAGTTCGTCGACAGACATATCTGGCACGTCCTTTCGTTCAAATTCTTTTTGAAAAAATGCTGAAATAGGCAAACGCCAATAGCACGCACCGTTGGGTAACATAATGTTAAATAGTAATGCACGACCTGAAATGGAAGTAAAGCCAAAGATAACACAATCACCAGACTCTCCTTTATGTTCTTCAAGATCATATAAATATTCTCTTCTTATCTTACAGTAGATAGGTGGTATGTTTGCATTTAAATAAGCCATAGTTTATCATTTTATTGATCCCCAATTAGGACCAGATTCATAGTCTACTTTATTTGGTATCTTTAAGTCAACTGCGTTTTCCATCACATCTTTAATTTTAGCAGCTTCTAAATCATTGATGACTGATATATCTAATTCATCATGTACTTGTATATGTGGTGTGATACCCTCTTTGTATAATTCTAACATTGCTTTCTTTGTCATGTCAGCGGCTGAACCTTGTATTAATTTATTTAAAGCTTTGTATGTAAAAGCCCTACGAGTTGGATTGTTATGCCAATAATTTTTTTGAGGATTACCATCTTTGTCTTTTAAAATTTCTCCTTCATCGTTTTTTATGTATGGTCCCATCTTTTGTAGATCTTGCATACGCTCTTCATCTTCTGGTGGTATATATTTACCCCAGTCAGAGCCTCTAAGTATTGGTTCGTATTTAGGAAATCTACATCGTCTACCTAATAAAGTTTTTATCTGACCTTTTTTAGAACCAGCTTTCATAACTTCATTCATTAATTGTTTTACAAACGGAACTCTTGAATGATATTTATCAAATAATTCCTCTGCTTTAAATTTAGATACACCTAACTCTGCCTGTAGTTTAGCTTTACCCATACCATAAAACAATCCAAGGTTAATTACTTTAGCTTGTGATCTAGGTATCTCTGCCATCTCTGCAACTATTTTGTGAAAGTCTGTAGAAGAATCTGTATCGTATGAATCTGCAATCGTATTTACAGAGGGCAAACCATAACGTAGTGCATAGTGTGCAACAAGTCTTGGTTCCTGTTGCGAGTAGTCAAAACAACCCCACTTGCAACCTTCTTCAGGTATAAATAAACTTCTAATCATAGGACCTAAAACAGGATCACGTGCAGGTATTTGTTGTAAGTTTGGATTAGAATATGAGAAACGTCCAGTAATTGTGCCTCCATCATCAGATCTAATTTGATTTATTTCTGCGTGAATTCTACCTTTGTGTTCGTGTTTTAAAATTGTATCTATAAAAGTTGTATTAACCTTGTTTATTTTTCTAGCTTCTGCTATCTTTTGAATTACAGGATGTTCATGATTCGAAAGGAAATTTTTAGTAAATGAAGGCGCACCAGTTTTCTCAGTTGTTTCAAAAGGTAGTTTCAAATGTTCAAAAACTTTTTGAATGCTACGTGCGGCCCATATTTGAGTTTCTACTCCTGTCTCTATTTTTACTTGGTGGATTAATCGTTCTTCTTGTGTTGTTAATTCTTTCTTTAATTGATTCGCTCTTGTCACGTCTACCCGCACCCCTAGGAAACGCATATCAACTAGGCAAGGGAAAAGATCAGTCTCAAGATTAAAAATTTCTTCAAGATCATTTTCAATAATTAATTTTTTTACATGCTGCCAAAGTTTAAAAGTTAGCTCTGCATCTTTTTCAGCATACGCTCCAACTTCGTGCGCAGGTAATCTCCACATGTCTGCTTTAGGATCTAACCCTCTAGACTTTGCAGCTTCGTTAAGTGCTCTTTCATTTTTACCTTCGTTTAAAAAATGCCAAGACAAAGTATTGAGTGTATATGAAAATCTATTTTCGTCTAACAGTGAGCAGGCGATCATCGTGTCTACCAGTAAACCATTGATATTAAACCCTAAATTACGTATCCAAGATACGTCGTACATAGCATTATGAAATATTTTTGTAGCAGGGCAATCAAGAATATCTTTAAACCATTCAAGAGTTCTAGCTCTATCCATGTTAGGTCCTTCTTGATGAGCTATAGGAAAATACCATTTGTCATTGTAAGTAGCTACAGCTATACCTACAACTTCTCCATTACCTACAACTGCACCAGATCCTTTTGATTTTAAATCTGGATCTCTTGTTTCCAAATCAATTGCAATCTCATCATAAGATCTAAGATCCGGATACTCTGTAGGTTGAACCCATTCTGTCTGTGGTAAAATCATTTTAAATTTTTTAAGACAATGTAAACTATAGTAAGTCCTATTAATAAACAAACCATACTATAACCAAACATACCTAATCCAAAACCAACTGTCATCTTTTTTTCTCCATATCCTTCATTTTAAGTAGTTCTAATTGACAGTAGTGCACTATTTTTTTAATGTCCTCTGCCCCTCCTTTTCTTTGATAACGACAAACGTATTTTATAACGTTGCCTTGAAAGAACGATAGATCATTTTTAGAAATAAACTCGTATGGCTGAATAGGAAACTTAGTGTAGTGGTTCCCACCAACCTGAGTATATTGTGGAAATGCTTCGTCCAATATATTTTTATCTGTCATAGTTGATACTCCTTTAATTTCTTTTTAGCTCTTAATTTGTATATGTTATTTCGTGCTCTCGTTATCCCCACGTACCATACTCTATGCTCTTCGTCCTGTTTGTCAATACTTAACTTAATTCCTTGTTGTACGGTGCGTCCCTGGTGTAAAGATAAAATTACATTATCTTCTTCACCACCTTTTATTGCATGTATAGTTGACAACCATATTCTTGCTTTTTCTTTTAAGTTTTCTTTTGATGCAATTAAGTTTCTTAAATATAAAATTTCTTTTTGATCTGCTATAAATTTATCATACCATGGAATTTTAGCATCCCAATCAGCGTTAGGTATATATTCTTTAATTGAATTTATTTCTTTTTCATTTAATACTTCATCATTAGTCCATTTTGTGTACGCAGCTGCAGCCTCATACATACCAACTTTAAAACTTTTACCTTTGTTACTTTGATAATAAAAATTTTTACGTCTTAAATCTTTCATAATATCTAATAGATTGCTTTTAGTTCGGGTAAGTATAAGCCATTTATCTTTCGTTAAATCAACCTGATTAAGATCAGCTATGTAATGAGACTCACCCTCATAATCTCTTGGTAAATAATGTTTTGTTTTTCTAATACCTTGTATTTTCATTATGGGATATCTTGCTTCTCCTTGCACAGACATCGATATACGTCTTGACTGTCTTAGTATTCTTTCTTTCGCAGGTTCTTGTACAAATCTTTTTACATCAGCGCCTGCCCAGGCATAGATAGCCTGATCGTCATCACCAGCTAAATAAATTTGATCACAATGTTCTTTTAATTTATCGTACAACTGCCATTGCAGTGGTGATAAATCTTGTGCTTCATCAATAAATATAGCTTTAAAATGTGGTATCTTATCAGAATTAATTACAGATTTAATTATGTCATTAAAATCATAAAGACTATTTTTATTTTTATAAATTTGTAAATTCTTATAAATATGATTTAAGGTATCAAAATCTTTAACTTGTTTTTTATCATGTTCGTTAAGATCAAACTCTTTTTTAATATTAATATCCTTATTAATTGCTCTCTGTATCATTTGAAAATAAGGATTGTTACAAGTTAAAAAATGTGTCTCTTCTTCATTGTATTTGTCTGTAAATGAAACACGTATGTTTAGTTTTTTACCTAGATCTTCATAGTGGTACGGCTGTATAATATCTTCTTCATTTAATCCTAGTAAGTGATAGCAAAATGCATGTAGTGTTTGAAAGTATGGCACTTCTTTTTCAGATACATTAATTCTTTTGCGTGCTTCTTCTGCAGCTTTTCTAGTAAATGCAAAGTATCCTATCTTATGCAATGGCACACCCTTACGTTCGTATGCTTTTACACGCCTTATTAACCTAAACGTTTTACCTGTACCAGGTGGTCCATAAATTTTATTGATCTTTTGCATCGGCTTTTTTAAATCCATCTGCTAATGATCCAGTCCAACCATATGATCCATGGTGCGTGGTTTTACCATCAACGATTCCATGAAATTTAAAACCTGATTTTCTAATTAAATTACAGAAGTTAGTATCTTCTCCCCACCATGTGCCGTCTTTACTAAAAGTTGTATCCCAAAAATTATAAAAATATGTATTTGCTTTTTCAGATATAATTTCTTTTTGTTTTATTTTTAAATGTGGATTATCTTTAATTAGTTTTTCATAAACCTTTCTATGAATTAAAGTTAACCCTGCAGGTCCAACTTTTAATTCTACAATACCTTTTTCATCTATCTTAATATCCAAAGGATTGTCAAACTCTACAGAAAATTTAACGACGTTGTCTTGTGTTTTCTTCCTGTATGGAACACAGATAGCATCCTTTTGAGCTATGATCATACGTCCTACTACGTCTGGTTCAAACTCCATATCTGCATCTACAAATAATTGATAATCAAAACCTGATTCTAAAAACATTGCAGTCAATACGTTTCTACCATAACCTACGTATGGACATTTAAATGTTCCAATCTCTGCCTTTATTTTTGCAAGAGTAAATTTATTAAACAATTTAACCAACGATAAACAAGTTGATACTTGCATTAAATCATATGTTGGCATTGATATATAAACACTAGGTGCTTTCGTCATACTATGTTCTCCTTATCTTCTATTTCTATTAGTTCATCTGGAATGTCTTCTTTTTCTAAACCTTCTTTTGGAAGTTTTAAAACTCGTAACGGTGGAAATGATTCTTCGTTATCACCTTTTGGAAATCTTTTTTGGCAATCAAACTCACCTTTAAAATATTGTTTAACCATGGTTGCTGTCCTAGCTCTTTCTTGAGTCCAATCTCCACGTTTTAATTCATCGTAAAACTTATCATATATAAAATAAAAATTTTGATCTTCATGTAATACAGCACCACTTTTAAATGCTGCATATGTTCCAGCCTTTGGTCCATTAACATAATCAAACAATTCTTTTTTCAACATATCTACAGGGTTTGTACCTGCAGGTGGTTGAATAGTTTCCATCGTGGCCCACAATCCGTTTAATATATTTTGATATTCTTTTTCTTTGATGCTTGGTGGATACGTAGTGGTGTGATCTGCAATCAAACTACGCATCTGTTTCATCTCATTAAATTGTTTTATACTTCTTGCATGCACTTGCACAATTTTATCTGCAGCTACTTCAACATTAAAAAAATATTCATGATCCGGTTTATACATAATTCTAATTAAACCTGATACTGATGGCCACTGTGAATCGAAGTGACCACCAATACCAAACTTTCTCTTAAGACATGTACCCCTCGCACAATACGATGAAATAGGTAAATCATTACATTTAAAACCTGCTGTATCTTTTTTCCAATACTTAATCTTTTCTTCTACTTTGCCATCACCCCATATCTCATCGTATAAAATATAATTTCTAGCAGCTTCTAATACTTTCTTCTCCCAGTTCTCACTAAATT